TAGACATATTAAAGATTATGCCCGACGAGAGCGCTAAATATCGCTTTAAGGATAAGGAGATTTCCTTTTTGACTACTGGTGACTATTTATTAGTAGCGAATTGTATTAGGAGTTTAACACATGGGTTCTGCAATGCTAGATAGGGCAATAGTTGATGCCACAGCTTTACGAGAAGCTGCACTTAAAAGCGCAGAACAAGCCGTAATCAATAAATACAGCAATCAAATCAAAGAAGCTGTTGAGGATTTGCTGGAAGCTGACGATCCATTTGCGGGCGATCCGCTGGCTGGCGACATGGGCGCAGAACCTGCGGCTGGACCTTTTGATGCGGCTGGACCCGATGCTCCCAAAGATAAAGACACGAATCTCGCTGAAGAAGTTGGCGGCGTTGATGCACAAATTCCACTAGCTGCCCTAGAAGAACTAATGCAAGATGTAGACGAAGACACAATTCTGGAAATTGAATTGCCCAATCTCAGCCTCGACGACCCATCATTGACACTTGGCGTTGGCCCAGACAAAATTACTCCAGCCGGTTCTCCTGGCGGAACAGGCGTTATGGATTCTCCAGACGATGAGCAGGAAGAGCAGGGCGCTGCGACGGGTCGGGCCGATGCCAGCGATGTTGTCGATCTAGAGGACGGTGACTTGCAAAATCTAGCAGAATCACTAGACTTTGATTTTAAAGCCCAGCCAGGAGGCGGCTTCGCAAATGGTCAAATGACCCCAACAAACGAAATTCATGACACCGTTGAGGTTTCAGAGGTTGCCAACGCAATCGAAGAATACAACGATGAATTGGAAGAAAAGAATGATAAGCTTAAGAAGGAAAACAAAAAGCTAAAATCACAACTCAAAAAATATACCAATATTAATAAAAGAGTTGTGGAGGCTGTTGACAAGCTTAAGCAGAAGTTTAAAGAGGTGCAGCTAATGAATGCAAAGCTTCTTTATTCTAATAAGGTTTTGGTAGATGGCTCCTTGAATGAGCGACAAAAGAAAGAAATTGTCGAGTCTATCCAAAAAGTAGGCTCAACAGAGCAAGCGAAGATGGTTTATGAAACACTTCAAAACGCAGTGGGCACTGTGACTTCTCAGAAGTCCGGTCCAAAGTCATTGAGTGAAGCAGCACAACATAGGTCAATGTCTTCATTACTCCTCAAAGCTTCTAAACAAAGTAAAGAGGAAAAGATTGATCCAGCTAAAAACAGGTGGCAAACACTTGCTGGTATCAAATCTAAGGCATAAACATATAGGAGATTTTTATTATGTCAGGTATTATCGAAAGATTAACAGAAAATATCGTCGATCGTGATCTCCGGAAAGAAGGTGCAGCCTTACTTAATAAGTGGGAACGAACTGGTCTTCTTGAAGGACTTGGCGAAGGACAAAATCGGGCTACTATGGCGCGATTGCTTGAGAATCAAGCGAAGGAGCTTCTGCGAGAAGCTTCGACAATGGCAACTGGTGATGTGGAAGGTTTTGCTTCCGTGGCGTTCCCAATTGTACGAAGAGTGTTTGGTGGACTTATTGCTAACGAGCTAGTCTCGGTACAGCCCATGAGTCTTCCGTCAGGGCTGATTTTCTTCCTTGACTTCACTTACAGCCCCGATGCTAATAGCAAAGTCGGCGGTGCTTTCAATGACGAGTCGCTGTTCGGCGGTGGTGTGGTCGGTAGCCAACTAACTGGTGGTGTTGATTTGTCTGCCAAGAGCGCTGATAAAGCGTTCTATCACAATGTGGCTGGCTATTCACATGCTACAGGTACAGTTAGCGGCCTTACGGTTGTTGCGACTTCCGGTACTGTGATGAACAACGTTCAGTGGTCCGCGATGAGTGATGCCCAGAAGAAGGCGATCAATTATGATCCCGACATTGCTGCTCAGAACTTGTTCGTTCGTGGCGTTGCGGTTCGTTATAGCGATATTGATAACCTTAACACTGACAACCTAGTTGCTATTGCTGTTGCTTCAGCCTCTACTGCTGGTTTCACTGGTGATGGTTCTGGTGCAAATCTGCTCGGCGAAGCTGCCTCTGCCGTTGACGGCGTTAACAGTGCTAACTCAAGCGCTTACCATGTGCGTCGATTGACTCGCTTTAATCCTGCCAGTTCAGGCGTTACTGCGAAGACTCAAATCGAACTGTTCTTCGCGGCTACTTCAGCTGCGGGTCTAGGTAACGTGGGCGCTCCGGCTGTCGGCGCGAATAAGGTAAACCTAGTTTATCCGCGTGCCGATGCATGGGGCAACGCTTCTGCTCTAGGTTCAATTCAAGGTAACGCTCCGTGGCCCTTGGAAGGTGCCGAGCGTGATGGTACTGCGAACATCGCAGAAATCGACATCAAAGTTGATTCCATCGCCGTGACCGCGATGACCAAGAAGCTCAAGGCCAAGTGGTCCCCTGAGTTGGGTCAGGATCTGAATGCTTATCACAATCTCGATGCCGAGGTTGAGCTAACTTCTATCCTTTCTGAGCAAATCGCTCTAGAAATCGACCGTGAGATTCTGGTTGACCTCGTGAAGGGTGCAACTGCTGGTACTCTGTACTGGAACCGCCGACCCGGCCAGTTCCTGAACAGAGAGACTGGTGCGAGCATTACCTCCACAACCGCTCCGCCAGACTTCACCGGTACAGTGTCCGAGTGGTACGAGACTCTTGTTGAGACAATCAACGATGTGTCAGCCCGTATCCACAGAAAGACACTCCGTGGTGGCGCGAACTTCCTGGTTGTTGGTCCCGAGTTGGCCAATATCCTTGAGTTCACCAGCGGTTTCCGTGCCAATGTCGTTCATGACGACAACAAGGGAACTGTCGGCGCCGTTAAGTCCGGTAGCATTAGCAAGAAGTGGGATGTGTACGTTGACCCGTACTTCCCGCGCAACCTAGTGCTGGTTGGTCGTAAGGGTTCTAGCTTCCTAGAGTCTGGTTACGTGTACGCACCTTACGTGCCGCTACAGGTCACTCCGACTATCTTCGGTATCGAAGACTTCGTGCCTCGAAAGGGTGTGATGACTCGTTACAGCAAGAAGATGGTCCGACCTGATATGTATGGTCTGGTTATCGTGCAGGATCTACTTACTTAAGATAAGTTAATCTAAAAGAAAAGAGCTGGCTTCGGCCGGCTCTTTTTTTTATGGTTTCTGAGAACTATTTACTAAAGAGGTTAAAAATATGATTGATTATGCAAGAGTGTGGAAGCAGTATTTGACAGAGATAACAAGACTCCCAAAACAACTATACGGGTCAATTAGACGATCGCTTGAATATTCGCGATTTTGGACACAACCAAACGGACTGGGCGATTTTATTTATGATGCTGGCCGATTGTCAACACCAGCCTCACAAGTCATTCAGCATGAGTTAAATAAACTATCGTACAATCTTGATTTGGGTGTTTTCTTTGCAGTGATAGTGGATGTCGATTGGTATATCGACTCGGACAATCCTAATGAAATTCTAAGAGGGGCTAATTTCGTAGTCTCAAAAAATAATCCAATAATTCAAATTGACTTTGAGAACGGAAACTTTGATGGGTATAAGCGATATGGTTTCGATAAAAATAAGGTAATCGACCATATGTCGACAGTTATAAATCACGAATTAATTCACTTTGAGCAATTCAAATCGCAAGCAGCTTCGAAGGGGGTTAAAATACAAGTAGCCTACGATCAAGCCATCAACGACCCAAAACAGGTTGTGAATACAGCAGACCACAAACACGCACATGAATTCTTTCCAGTTTATTTGACAAGGCATATTGAGGAAGAGGCCCACGCTCACCAAGCCGCCGAAGAATTATACAAGAAATTTGGAAAAGAAGGCGCGCTGGAAATTATATCAGGCAAATTTAAGATGGGCGACCATGGACCATTATCGGGATATGGTATGCACGTTCCACCAGAAAGGCAGAGAAACTTTAGAACAAAAGTTTATCAATTCATTATTGACTTTGATGAACGGGATGTTTTTGATACAAAACCCAAAGAGCCAGAACCGGATCCGTCTGGTGGTATGTTGGAGATTGATTAATCCTATACTATTTACTATGACATAGGAAGCGATTAACAATGACATGTTTACCAGTATTGACCCCGGCGTCCACAACTAGCCTACAAAGACTCCCAGTAACAGGAACAGCAGAAAGCGTTTCAGGCTCAGTTCCTTATGGCATTTATAATGGCTCCGAAGAGTTTATCTCAGGTGCCGTCGACCAAGTATCATTCGTTTATAAGCACTTGGGCGGCGACATGCTCAACATTGAATTGGTCGAGGGCCAAGTGTATGCAGCCTATGAGGCCGCAGTCCTTGAGTATTCATACATTGTTAACGTTCACCAAGCAAAGAATAGTTTGGGGAACATGCTTGGAAACACAACTGCCTCATTTGATGAGGATGGCGAGGTGCGTTCGGGTGAATCCCTCAGCGGTTCCCACATTGAGCTAAGATATCCCAGGTTTGCACACCAAGCTACACAGCGAATTGCAGATGGCATTGGCGGCGAAGCTGGCCATGGTGGCGATTTAACTATGTATTCTGCTTCTTTTACAACCACTAGCGGCAAACAAGATTACGATTTACAAGCAGAAATTTCAAGTAGCGCACAACTAGCTAGAGGTGATACGATTGGTAATAAAAAAGTCACAGTGCGACAGGTTTTCTACTTGACGCCCCGGGCAATGTGGAGGTTCTTTGCATACTACGGTGGCCTAAATGTTATTGGCAATCTCAGTTCTTATGGACAGTATTCAGACGACACAACATATGAAGTTGTTCCCGCATGGCAGAACAAACTTCAAGCTATTCAATATGAGGACAGCTTGAGAACTAGAATTTCACATTATTCGTATGAAATCCAAAACAACATCATTCGAATCTTTCCAGTTCCAGATGGATTTTATCCTGAGAAGTTCTGGGTCAGATTCACTGTTGAACAGGACGCTTGGGAAGAAGATTCGGATCGGACCAAGGGTGGCGAAGGCATTAACAACATGAACAGTTTGCCTTTCGCAAACATTCCATATGTCAACATCAATAGCATTGGTAAACATTGGATTCGTAGATTTGCACTGGCAATCTCTAAGGAAATGTTGGGGCAAGTGCGTGGAAAGTTGGGCTCTCTTCCCATCGCCGGTGGAGATGTTACACTTAACCACTCAGAATTGCTTAGTCAGGCAGCCGACGAGAAAGAAAAACTAAGAGAAGAGTTAAAGGCCGTTCTCGATGAACTAACATATGCTAAGCTTGCTGAGCGAGATAAGGAAATGATGCAGAATGTTGTTGAGGCCGGCGCTACTATTCCAAAACTAATTTACATGGGGTAATCAATGGCTAGCGAACTATCACAATTACCAGCACCCCCGCCCCCTTTGTTTACTGGCAAGCCTGAAAAGGATTTTGTCAAGCAAGTTAACGATGAAATCAATGAAAGGATTATTGGTCAGCAAATATCATATTATCCTATTAGTGTGAAACACACCAACTTTCATGAGATATATGGGGAGGCTATTGACAAGACATTCCTACCACCAGTGCGCGTATACGCCAGAGTGGAGTGGGAAGGATTGCAGACTGAAACCGGCAAGTTCGGCGTTGACAGACGCTCCGAGATCACAGTGCATTTCCATGAACGCCGGCTGACAGAAGATCAGAATCTGTTTGTTAGAGTTGGTGACTTCGTTTGTTACGGTGACATCTATTATGAGATCGTGAGCTTGGATGAGCCAGAGCAGATGTTCGGACAGATCGATAACCGCTACGAGATCGCTGCCAAGTGCGTGAGAGCAAGGGATGGAAAGTTTAATGCCAAGTGACAGAATGATTAGATTGCTCATCGAAGACAAGCGTGGGAACATTATGAGGTTGCTTG